CACACAAAAACCCATTAACTGGAATAATGTTGCATCTGCACCTTTGTAAGGAAGCAGCATCAACGCATCCCGAATTGCACCGCCCGGTGCATCCACGTCCCTAAATTCTCCCGGAGACAGCGGCTCATCGTCGTTCCGTATGCGGAGGCCCCGCGCCTTGAACCCCGCAGGGAGGTTGGACAAGGTTCCGGCGTCTATGAGCTGACGGAGAGCCGCTGTCGCCGTTCGACTCAGTCCACCAATCATATGGATGAGACCAAGACCGTAAAAACCAAAACCGGGTAAAAACTTGAAGTGAACGAAATACTGACGCTTCCTTCTGTCAGGATCGTCCTGAAGCCAGTTGCGTTTAATGCTCAGGATTTTGCCGTTGTTCTCCGAGATCGTAACAATATACGGAAGCTTAATTCCTGTGGGTTCTCCACTGGCACCTGTGTCCTCAAAGCCTGGGAGATCTAAATGGACGTGGCATTCCAGTAAGGTAATGTCAGTATCCAGATAAGTAGCGGAAATTCCACTTATCTTGTCCATCTCTTCCTGTACATCGGATGGATCCGCCTGAGTCGCGCTTACTTCAATATCCAAATAGAAACCCGCTACCTGTTTCTTCCGCAGCTCGTTCTCGGTAATTTGTATGGCGTGGGTTACGTTTTCCGCAGTTTCCAGATCAGTAGCCGTATACGGTACAATGAGCTGCTCTGCTGGAACGAACTTGCTGACTGCACGGCAAAGGGACTCGTCGTAGTACACCTTTTTGAAAGTGGAACCGGCGAGCGGTAAATAGAAAAGCATCTGGTCAAATTCAGGCGTGTACTCTTTCATTACGCAACTGATTTGATAATTCATAAAGTGGCGGACGCGCTCTGCCTGATCCTCAACTTCCGGGGTAACCTTCCCGATGATCTCCGTCCGTACCGGACCACCGGCAGGAAGCAGTTCATTGAAAGCCTGTGCCTGAAACTGGGTGACCGCTTCCGCGAGCAGCGGATGGGTTACACCAGTGGCTCCACGAAATGGCTCGCTCCGGTCTTCATATTTAAAGCCAAGCAATTCCAGTCCCGTGCTATAAGCTTCCTCCCAATCCTTTCGGCCATTCTTGTTGGTTTCGTACTCGTCTATCAATTCCGACGCGATCTTTGACATTTCCTGATCGGACAGCACTTCCGCAAGGTTCTCGTGGAAATCGCCGGTACCTTCGCGTTCCACACGAGGGTCAAAATCAACGACTACGCCGCCGTCCTCTTCCAGTTCAATGTTAAGACCGGGGCCTTCTATAATGGCCTCTTCCTCAACGGCAACTTCCGCAGCCGCACCCTCCCCTACATCGACAGGAGGAAGCGCGTTTTTCCGTTCGAGAAGAGAAGCGGTTCCAAAATTGCTGCGTGGTAAACTGGGAGGTGCCATGCTCACGTACCCTTTGTTTTAGGTGGGGATTTACCACGGTTTTTAAGAATTACGTTACGCTTTCCACCTTTAATAAGCACGTTAGGATTAAAGGGATTTCCTTTAAGTATGGATCGTTTAATTTGAGCAGGAGTCTCACCCTTTTCAAGTCGTTTCTTTATTTGGCTTACTGTAGAACCCATGCGCTTATCAAAATCACCACTTAGAACATCGTGAAGTTGTTCGGCCTGTCCCTGAATCCATTTAGCCGTCTTTTTTACTGTAGACATGGTTATGCTCTCCTTCTATCTCTACGGAGCGGTCCAAGACTTCCAAGGCCACCGCCCATCTTATCTTTGCTGTACCAGTCCTGCTCCCGGTGCCGCTTTGACAACTCTGCCATCGTTTCGCCTTCTTCACGAACACTCATGTCTCCACGGCGTCCAAGCTCCCCGGCTACCGTGCCACGTGAATTGTCTGCGTAGCCACCTGTCTGAAACTGGGGGATTAGTGAACCTCCCTGTGGACTGTATAATTGTTCCCATGTCTTCGTCATATCTACTGGGGTATTTTCTCCACCGTAAATACTTCCTCCCACATTTTCCCGAAATCTTTGTTCTCCCAGGGATTGGGGATTAAGATAGGACGAAGGAAAAACTTCATCAGTGGGGCCGGTAAGCTCGTACCCTCCAAGAGGAAGTTGGAGCATATCTGAAGTAGTAACGCCTCCTAAACCACCTCCGGTAATAGCCCCTAAGTCAGTGCTAGCACCAAAAGTATCCCTTTGTGGTGTGGTATAAGGTCCGGCTTCTTGAAGCCCTGAGAGAGGTGTCGCTCGAAGAATGCTCTCAGCCGCAGCAATTTTGTCTTCAGGAGAGCCTTGCAACATCATATATTGTACCTCTTTCTCCCCCCATCCCACACTTCGACCTAACTGTTGAATAATTCTTTCGGCGTGTTCTACAGACTGTACAGTACCACCTAGCTCATATCCTAAAGGCCTAAATCCTAGTCCGGGCATAACGGGTCCTCCTTGGTTAAGAGCGATAGAAGTAATAGGGCCTGGATGTATCTGAGATCCTAAACGTCTTCCGTATCCTCTGGTAAATTCTCCGGGAGCTAAGTCAACTTCTTCCAAGGCCATTTCTCTTATTGGTGAATCAGGGGGCAGAAAACGTTCTCCGGTCTCGGGACGCCGGTGGAGATACGCAGAATTAACACCTACAGCTAGTTCAGCTAATTCGCCCAAGGTAAGGGAGTTCCCTCCGAAGGAATCAGACATACCCTCCTGCATTTTCTTTTCATTTTGAAAGAGAGCTTCCGCTATAGCAAAATCGTGGACTTCTTCCCCGTATTCCCTATAAATATAATCCTTTATTTCTTGTCCTGAATAGGGTCTCGTACGAGATGTCAGCCGATTTTTTTTCGCCATAGGAGCCATAGGGGCCATAGGAGCCATAGGAGCCATAGGAGCCATAGGAGCCATAGGAGCCGGAAACGCTCTACCCTCCTTCCGCTCCAGCTCCCTTAGCATCTCCCACTGCCGTTTGATGTCCTCTATGTCAGGAGATGGCATAGGGAATAAAGGTTCAGAAAAAGATGGTGCTTCAGGAGGGTAAACAGGGGCTATATCGCGCCAGCGTTTTGGATCTTCAACACGAGAAGGTGGAGTGTCATAGGGAGGGGGCATTATACTTTCCTCGTCTTTTTCTGGTTCTTAAAGAACATTACCTGACGCTCGCGCTCTTCCGCCTCTTCACGAGTGCGGTACGTTCCCAAATTTTTCCCCGTCCGGCTAACCAGACGATACTTTGTCTTCCCCCCTACCTGAACACGCTTAATCATAGCTAAAACGGAATCCTTCCCTCAATATAAGCTTCCCACAAAGGTTTTTGATCTTGTGTTCTTGCATACCGAAGACGTGCATTAACGGGAACACGACCAATATCTCCTGTCCAACCAAGAAGGCCGCTTGTTTCATGCGGCGAAGAAAACTCACGTGGTTGCTGTTCCCGTATATGTTGGGGAAGTTTAGATTTTTTCCATTTTCGTTGCAAACTTCCCCATAAATTACCCAAACCGTTGCCTAAAGCATACTGCCCTGAAAGTTGGGCAATACGTTCTCTTTCTTTCATTTCAGGATTTGTAAAACCCTCACGAAAGGATATTGGAATAGGTGTACTGGTGGTTCTCCTTTCCTCTCCTGAAAGGCGCAGCGGACCAAGTGTCAAGGAGCCACCAAATTTATCCGTTTTTCGATCCGGAAATCCTTCTTGCTGGGCACGTTCCCAAAACACTTCTCCGGGACCCCATTGACTACTTAGCTGTTCAAAACCAGTGATACCTGGATCAAAAGGGCTTCTTCTGACACCTGTTTTAGCACGAAGAATATCCTCATACCCAACAGAAAGGTCCGCTTGTTGACCTCCCGGTCTTATTGTTGCGCCTGCCTCTGCATCGGGAATCCAACGTAAATCCGGATCTATTCCTAAATACGCCTCACCGCTACGAGATCGTGCGCCCCAATACAAGGTAGCAGCCAAATGTTTCGACCTCAAATAATCGCTAACCGTGATCTCATTATTTCCCAAATTATTTCTAGTATCAGCCACGAGATATCATCCTTACGGTTTACCTAAGTATACGCTCTCCAGGCAGAGGATGCTGGTGAATGAAGCCACCCGTGTGTGCCGCTAAGGTATTTGGGGGTGATTGAGCAAAATAAGCAGGAGTATTCTGGAGGGCCGCCGCTTCTAATTGTTTGTTACGAAGGCTCTTTAATAAGGAGACTGGATCGAGAATACTTGCTATTCCTGTGTAAGAGGGTCTTGGTTGTGGATCAGCTTGTGGAGAAACGGTAGCACTACCAGGGTATAGTGATCCCCAGTTTGTGGCGGGAAGCCCAGGCGTCGGCTGCAACGGTGCTGTCGGCTGCAACGGTGCTGTCGGCTGCAACGGCGCTGTCGAAGAACTCGGAAGCGCATCTAGTTCTCGGGCCTTTCTTAGAAGTTCTACAAGCCTATTGCCTCCCATGAACCATGGAACTTGTCCACTCCCGCCGCCTCCTTGACCGGGGGTGGCCGTCGATGATACCTGTGACGAAAGCAAGTTGCTTAAAAATCCCATCTAAAAATCTCCTTGGGCCGTGGGCCGGTAAACACGCTTAATCATTTCTTCTTTTTGTTAACAAGGCCGCCCTTTTTCAACTTCTTTCGCGCCACTTTAGCAGCGGCAATACCTTTAGGTGTGTAAGGATATTTTTTTTCTCCAACTTTAGGCATTTATCTTCTCCTATAGGTCCATGGGCCGTGGTTCGGTGGCCGTCTCTCCCTGACAGCAGTCACCATCCGCCACACACTTACAATTATCACATTGATAGTGTCCATGCACCAGTGTTTTCGGCTCCTGGCAACCGCACCTTGGACAAACCATATCTGTTACTATATCCGGCATCATTTCAATCACCCATAAGGATTTCTATCGTACAGCGGTCTATCAATAAAGCCTCCGGCAGCACGCTCTACTTTTGGTTCGGGAACTACCTCGGTTCCGTTTCCCATGTACTTATTTATGGCAGCTAAAGAATTACTAGAAAGAGGTGCCGGATACTCTGTTGAAACTCCTTTCTCTGTTAGTTGTTTGGCAGCTTCCCTGCTTACTTTTACTACCAAATCCGCTACTTGCCGTTCGTAAGGAGTAAGTTCTACGGCCCCGTCAAACTGGTCATGTCCTTTTGTTAAAATAGCCATTGCTACTCGTGGATGATTCAGTCTTTCTTCGGCAGTATCCGGTTCTCTTTCATAGCTAGTTTTCTTCGGTCGCCAAGCTGAACGGGGATTCACATCTCCTAGTAAATCTGCAAAACGTAGGTAATCCATTACTCTTATTACATCTTCTTCATAAACCTGTGCTAATTCATCCGCTTTACCTTGGTCCCATAGAAGATCCATCGCTTCATGCCCAAGCTCATGTGCTAAAACCTCGTCCCCTCCATCCTCATACTGAGCTTGCCGAAGCCGGTCATACTCACCCCTTTTAATCCATTTTTCACCAAACCTATCTATCCGGTCTGTAGTGTTTACCCTTATTATTGGAAGTTTTTTTCCATCGAGATACCTAGTATGTCTCCCTCTTATGTTCGTTCCAAATATAGGGTCTTCTGGATCATCCCCACGAACCACTCCATGCGCGGCGAGTTCAGGAGCTTTCACATTGCTCATAAGATGTTTTATTGACCGAGAAACATCTCCCCCGGTTTTTTCTCTAATACTCTCATAGCCCAGTGTAGCTAATGGATTAGATGTCAGTTCTGGAACCAGTTCTGCTCTGTATTCAATATCCCCCAGTCTTTGACTCATAACTCCATTGGATATCGGAGATACTTCACTGAGCACAGAACCGGGAACCGGGGGCTTTACCGGAGGCGGTACGACACCTTCTGGGATCCTATTGTCCTGGGCCATCTTTACTGATTAAACCTTCCAGAGTTTCCGGGGTAAGGAACATAGCCAAAGAACCGTTTATTCTTTCCACGCAATATATCTGCACGAGTGGTTTGTCATTCAAATAGTTTTCAAATAAATAAGAAGATACTACCGCATACTTGTCCGCTGCCCTCGATTCAAAAACCCTTACA